TCCAAGAGATCGAAGCAATCCTCAACTATTTAAATATCGAACTACGTAGATTGCGTAGTTCGTATTTTAAGAAATACCTCGAAAACTATCAACGAGCATTAAGCAGTCGTGACGTTGAAAAATACGTAGACGGTGAGGCAGATGTTGTTGACTACGAAAAGATTATCAACGAGTTTGCACTAATGCGTAACAAATGGTTAGGTTTACTAAAAGGACTCGATCAAAAACAATGGCAGATTACTAATGTTGTAAAACTTAGAGTTGCAGGAATGGAAGATGCCTCTTTATAATATTCTCATAGGATGCGATCAAGCATATTATGACCAATGGGCAGTTCTGTTACTGTCTAGTATACAGCGTCACAATCCTTGGATACAATTACATTGTCATATTGTAAACCCTACAAAAGATAATAAGTTAGATAATGTAGATATAACGTCTGAGCAAGTAAACTTTGTATCTGACGAGTCTAAAATATCATATTTACAGTGTGTAAGATTTTTAGCAGTTGCAGATAAATTTTCTAAAAACGAACGTGTAATCACGCTAGATGCAGACAGTATCTGTACTAGAGAAATGGAAAAAACTGCATTTGAAAAATTATTTAAAAAACAATATGTACTACAACATCATAAAGAAAACAGATGGCTAGCAGGATTTGTTACATTTAATGATAACGGATTTAGACAAGAATATGCATCGCAATTAAATTCGTTACCCTTTAACAAATGGAAATGGGGCAGAGATCAAACTATACTATCTCAATTAGCAGACACATTTAAGTTTAAAAAATTAGATCAGTCTTGGATGGCAATTGGTAAAAACAAAAATTCAAGTGCATTCCTAACTCTTAAGGGTGAACAAAAAACTAAAGATAAGTATTTAAAATGGTATAACAATTATACAACATGAGAAACAAAACTATGATAGATTATAAAGGATGGAGTTTTCCTGATATAGATACACATTTTCAGTCTAGTGTAGATGAGTTTCCTATAACTACTTACCAGCAAGCAACAATAGATAAAGCATATAATTATATTAATAATTTTAATTGTGCAGTTGATATCGGTGCAAATATAGGATTACACTCTGTAAGATTTGCATCTAAATTTAATACTGTTTTTAGTTTTGAACCTGTTACTACAAACTTTGAATGTTTAATAAAAAATACTAGCACATTTAATAACGTAACTTGTTTTAAAAATGGCGTCGGCAATACTTCAAATATTTTAAATATAAAAATTCCTGCCAATAGTGTAAATTGCGGTGCTTATAGTTTTGTAGACTTTGAAGATTTTGATGATATCATTAAAGAAAAAATACAAATTGTAAGGTTAGATGATTTTGATCTCATTCCTAATTTAATAAAAATAGATACACAAGGATTCGAAGAAGAAGTATTACTTGGTGCAGTAAAGACTTTAAAATTGTATAGTCCTGTTATTATAATAGAAATTGAAAATAAGAAACAAAAAAACATCTTAGAAAAGATTTTAGATAATTTAAGCTATAGATTTATAGAAAATCATAGAAGAGATTACATATGGATGAAAAAATAGCAGTTTGATTATTTTTCAATATACTCATTAGTGTATAAACTGCACATATAAATATCTACATGAAAGTAGTTTTAGTCACAGGCGGCTTTGACCCGCTACACGCCGGACATATTGCATATTTTAAAGCAGCTCGACAATTAGGAGATAAACTGGTTGTCGGGGTTAACTCAGATGCATGGCTTACACGAAAAAAAGGTCGTCCCTTTATGCATGGGGGCGATCGTATATCTATCATACAAAATTTAAAAATGGTTGAACATTGTCTATTGTTTGATGACAATGACAATTCATCTAAAGAAGCAATTAAAAATGTAAGGATGATGTATCCAGATGCACACATTGTGTTTGCAAACGGCGGCGATAGAACATCAGAAAATATTCCAGAAATGGACATCCAAGATGAAAATCTTTCGTTTGAATTTGGAGTAGGCGGTACTGACAAAATGAATTCAAGTAGTTGGATACTTGATGAATGGAAAACACAAAAGACAGAACGCGATTGGGGCTACTGGCGTGTGCTAGATGACAAGCCAGAAAAAGGTTACAAAGTAAAAGAACTTGTAATCTATCCCGGTAAAAGTTTAAGCGATCAAAAACATTTTAAACGTTCAGAACAGTGGACAATACTAGAAGGTGTTTGTAAGATGGACACTGAATATAAAAATATAAAACATAGTATATTGTTAACTGCTACTACACAAACTTATGACATAGGTGTTGAAGTATGGCACCAAGCAAGCAATCCCGGAACAGAACCTACTCACATACTTGAAATACAACAAGGAAGCAAATGCGTGGAGGAAGATATTGAACGAAGAAGTTAAACCACTAAAAATCTTTATCGGTTGGGACAGCCGCGAAGACATTGCTTATCAAGCATGTAAACAAAGCATATTAGATCACGCTAGTGTTCCTGTAGAAATTGTCCCACTAAAGCAAAAAGATTTAAAAAAACAAGAGTTGTATTGGAGAGACAAGGATAAACTTGCAAGTACAGAATTTACATTTACTCGCTTTCTTGTTCCTGAACTCACAGAATTTAGTGGGTGGGCATTGTTTATCGATTGTGATTTTATTGCACTAGATGATGTCAAAAACTTATTTGATCAGTCTGATGACAAATATGCAGTAATGTGCGCACAACACGATTATACCCCTAAAGAAGTTACTAAGATGGACGGCAAAGCACAAACAGTATATCCTAGAAAAAATTGGTCAAGTATGATGTTGATTAATTGCAGCCATCCTAGTAATAAAAAATTAACCAAAGATATAATTAACTCTGACACTGTTACAGGTGCATACCTGCATCGATTTAGTTGGCTTACTGATAAAGAAATTGGTAAAATTAGTCACGAATGGAATTGGTTAGTAGGTTGGTACAAAGAACCTAGAGACGGCAAACCTAAATTCTTGCATTATACTGAAGGCGGTCCTTGGTTTGACGAATACTACGATTGCGAATATGCTAGTGAATACTATCGTGCGGAAAGAAAATATCTTAATAATATAATTGATATTCAACGAGAAAATATAGTAAGTCTTAAACGAGAACCTAGAATTATAGAACACCTAACACTAGCAGATCATTTAAAAGAACCTATACAAGCATTAACATATGCGTCAATTGATCCAGAAGGCAAGTATTACGGATATACAGAGGAACAAGCAATGAAAATTATACAAAACAAATTTGCCGAAGGCAAATTGTCTAAAGCCGCAGCAATAGATAGCGAAGGCGGAATTAATTATATCGGTAAAGGTTTAAAATACGACGAGTACTTGCAAGCGTTTATGTTAGGGTGTAATGGCAGACTAAGTGACTGGAACAGTGAAGAAAGTAAACGCAATCCATTAATTATTAGAGGTCTAGGCGGTGGTAGTCGCAAAGCCATACAACATTGCTGGGAAACTGACAGAAACTTCTATGCAATTGATACAGGGTACTTCGGTAATGCAGGCAGCAAGACAAAAATTTGGCATAGGGTAACAAAAAATGCACTACAACAAACTGGACCTATTGTTGAACGAGACGATGCTAGATTACCTAAATTTAAATATAGGAAGTTTAAACACGGTTCTAAAATACTACTAGTTCCGCCTAGTGACAAAGTGATGAGATTGTTTGGGCAACCTGATCCGGAAATTTGGGTAGAAAACGTAAAACAAGAATTAAGAAAACATACGGATCGCCCTATTGAAATAAGACTAAAACCCAATAGAAGTGAACGCATCTCAACTAAGCCGTTAGAAGCAGCATTAGATGATAATGTACATTGTTTAGTAACATATAATAGTATTGCTGCATTAGAATCACTAGTGTACGGTGTTCCTGCAATTGCATTAGGGCCTAACTGTGCAACATCATTGTGTAATACAGAGCTATCAGAAGTTAACAATCTTAATCGTCCTACAGAAGATGAGATGTATACACTAATGAAACACCTCAGCTATTGTCAGTTTACTCGTGACGAAATGATGAATGGATATGCTTGGAGCATAGTTAATGAAGGTAGTTAGTTATTATAATGTTGTTCCTAGGGTAAACAAAAGTCAAGAAAAATTTGACATACTTACAAAGTTTATTCAAGGAGTAAATGCTGCTGGCGATACTGGTATATTATATACTGGTAATGATGTTGTTGACGCCGATGTAGGTGTAATACAAGGTTGGCAGCATCAACAAGGTAAAGCTGGGACACATTTACAATTAAGACAAAAAGTTATAGATACACAAATTAGATCTAACAAGCGTGTATGTGTTGCTGATGCAAACTTATTTTTGTATGCAAATAAGACTAATCAGCCTCATCATTATTTACGATATAGTTACAACGGTGTGTTTCCTAATACTGGCGTATACTTTGACGACACTCCCGATCCTCGTAGATGGCAACAGATTAGCCGTGATACTGGAATTACTTTAGAGCCTCAAAGAACAAAAGGTAAAAATATTGTTATATGTTTGCAGCGTCATGGCGGTTGGAGTATGGGTAGAATCTCAGTAGTAGACTGGACAGTAAAAACTATTCAAGATCTAAAACAACATACAGATAGAATTATTGTATTACGTCCGCACCCCAAAGATAATAAAGCAATAAAAACTTATCTTCCACAACTGCAACAAATATTTAAAAACGATCCGCAAGTAAAGATATCAAATCAAAATACTCCGTTAGAAGTAGATTTAAATAAAGCATGGGCAGTAGTTAATCACAACAGTAGTGCTATAGTAGGACCTGTTATACAAGGTTACCATGCATTTATTACAGACCCGGAAAAAAGTCAATGTGCAGATGTATCGCATGTAGGATTTGAAAATATAGAATCTCCGCAAGAGTTTGATAGACAAAAGTGGTTAGAAAGAATTAGTATGTTTCACTGGAAGTTTAGTGAACTTGAAGACGGCACTGCGTGGCGTCACATGAGAGAATATGTATGATAAAAATGTACGGCTGGTGGGGTCCTAGTAAACCTTATTTTGACTGGGGCAATGGTTTAGAACGTCACGGTGATGTCTTTACTATGCTAAACGGAGATCTTGACCCTAGTCTTGTAGCAAATGCTGATTGCTTCTATCAAACAAATATGATAAAGCCTAAATTCTTTGATGCTAAAAATAAAACAATTCGCGGTGACAAATATCTTTACATGAAAGAGTCAGGCAAACCTACTATAGTATCGGAAACTACTCCGTTCAGGCAGTATGGCGGATATATGAGATTTGGCTGGCATAGTTACGGATGGACTGATGCTAACTGTAACAACGATAATGTAGGTCCAGAACGATGGAACAAGTTTGAAAAAAGAACTGGAATAACATTTAAAGATTGGCACAGTCCAGGAGACTATGTACTATTAATGGGGCAAAAAGAAGGCGACAGTGCTTTAATAAATCTTTTTAATCAAGGTAAGAATTTCCATCAATGGGTACTAGAAACTATTATTAAAATACGCAAACACACAGACAGACCTATTGTATTTAGGCCTCATCCAAGAACTGCAATTAGGGGTGTTAAATTATTAGAAAGACTTATTGAAAAGGAAAATCTTTCTAATGTTAGAATCACACAAAATTTAACAATAGGCGGAAATCAAGGCGGCGAAGGATTAAATAATGATCTCAATAATGCTTACTGTGTAGTAACTTACAATAGTCTTAGTGGTGTAGAATCTGTTATTAACGGCATACCTGTATTTGCACTAGATGATGCGAGTATGGTTTATCCTGTTGCATACAAAGATTTAAGTAAAATTGAAAATTTAAACTACAATATAGACTTGCAAGATTGGAAGAACAAGATTGCTTATACTATGTGGAACAAACATGAAGTTAGCTCAGGTGAGTGCTGGGGACATTTAAAGGAGGTATATTTTAAATGAAAATTGAATTCGGATGTGGAGAAAAGCCTACTAAAGAAGGATTTAAGACTTGTGATATAAGAGATTTGCCTGGCATTGATTTTGTTTGTCCATCTTGGGAAATAGATAAGCACGTTGAAAAAAGTTCAGTGGACGAAATCTTTAGCAGACATTTCTTTAAACATTTAACATTTATGCAAGGCGAAAAACAATTAGAAGTATGGCATGATATTTTAAAACCTAATGGGGTTTGCGAAATGATGTTACCTAACATGACGTATCATATTCAACAATGGATTAATAGATCTAACGAAAGAGAAATTAGTCATGCAATAGCAGGATTCTGGGGATGGCAAAGAGGAACATTTGACGAAGTATGGGATGTTCATAAGAGTGGTTATGACAAAGAGTTGTTAACTAAACTAGTAGAAAAGCAAGGGTTTGTAAATATACAAAGTCTTGCTAAACCTAAATCAAAACATTTACATTTAAGATTTTATAAAAAATAATCCGTTTGTTTTCACAAACTGTTTCTTAATCTGATTAGCAAATTTCCCTTCAGTATTCATAGTTGATACTTCTCTAATCTTGTTAGTATATTCAGGACTATGATTAAATCCGTAATCTTTAAATATATCAATCCAATATTCTGCTGGCTTTAAGTTTACATGATGGTGTCCTGGTTTTTCGCTGTATATCATAACTACATACTTTGATCTTTGAAAATCTTTTATATAATTAGGAATATATTTCTCTTCTACATGTTCAACAAATTCGCAACTCCAAGACATGTCGAACTTTTGATCAAATACTGTAGGTCCTGATGTATAATCATGTATAATAAAATTATTTCCTTTTCTAGGTACTGTAAAGTCTCCGTCGATGCCCACTGACTCTAATCCCATTTCTTCTGCTAGGTTTACCATGCCTCCTGGGCCACAACCTATATCTATAAAAGATTTAAGATTAAATTCTTTGATCATAAAGTTAAGAACACCTTCGTCTAAATGAGTCCTATTTTTATGTCCGCCTAAATGATTTGATAATAAATTCATTTCCAGTACTCCTCGGTTCTATTAACCATTATATCAGACTTCTTGCTCTTGCCTTGATCCTTGCGTCCACCCTTCATGTGATCTATCCATTTACCTAGTGGACCGTTAATTAACGGATGTCCGCCGCCGCCTGTTATTGCTTCTTTAAGATACATGTCTGCACTATAATCGTGTGATGGAAATTCTCTATACTTTTGTAGTAGCACACCAAATACATAACTGTCATGCCATTCTTCTAGTGTAAAGATTCCAGTTTCGGCTTCTTCATACATACGTTCAAAATCTTTTAGAAAACTATGACACACAGGATGATTTAAATTCATACCATAGAATCCGCACTCGGGCCATGTCTGGCTTCCTTTGCCTCTACCAACATATGTAATATAAGCGTTCTCAGGAAGCAATTCTTTGAACTGTTCATAACTCCAATCGCTATGTACAAACGTATCCGCATCCATCCATACACACCAGCCTTTACTGCGTTCACAGGCGTCATACACAGCGTATGTCTTATTAGCAAATCTTACTGCATCCCATTTAAACTCTTTACTCCAATCGCGACGTGTGTGACGCTGTGGCTCCTTACTAACATCGCCGTTGGCTTTAGGAACATCTTTCCATCGTTCCTTAAATGAATTTAGTTTAGGTAATACTTGCTTTGCATCTAGTATTTCTATTCTACTTGGATCAGGATTAACTGGCTTACAATCTTCTGCATACACTAATAGTTTAATTCGTTTATCGACTTTTGCAGCAAAACTATCTAAAAATCTTTGGCCATACTTTGTTAATCCTGCTAGATGAAATGTTGTAACCACTGTTATTACTGACATGATGTTCCTCTGTTAAATATGTTATATGGTATTTAACAGATGAAATTTAGTTTATGGACACAATATGGCGCACTTAATAGCAAGCCAGTGTTTGATGCATTTGCACATAGTTGTATAAAAGCAGGACATAGTGTTGTATACAATGATTATAATGCCGATGTTAATGTTATTTGGAGTGTCTTGTTTAATGGACGTATGGCACAAAACAAACACATATGGGAACAAAAGAAACCTACTATAGTACTAGAAGTAGGCGGCATACAACGAGGAACAACTTGGAAGGTAGGACTAAATGGAATCAACAGAGATGCTTACTTTGGTGAGCAAAACAATGATAGGTCTCGGGCTGATCACTTGGGATTGGTTTGTAAACCTTGGCGATCCAACGGCGATTTTATTCTAATATGTGGACAACACGATAAGAGTCTACAGTGGCAACACATGCCTCGAATGAGTAACTGGTTATTAGACACTGTAAAAACAATACAAAAACATACTGATAGACCTATCGTATTTCGCCCACATCCTCGATGTCCATTACCGGATATTGAGAAAGAATTTAAAAACGTATATCGGCAAGTTCCAAACAAACTAGCAGGAACGTATGACGACTTTGATATGAAGTTTGATAATATACACACTACTGTAAGCTACTCTAGTAACCCGGGTGTGCATAGTATCATTAACGGTGTTCCAGCGTTTGTAGGCACCAGCTCGTTAGCGTATGAGGTTGGCAACAACATAGACTTCCTACACAATATAGATACTCCGCTCATGCCTGATCGAACACAGTGGCTTAACGACTACGCACACACTGAATATACCGTGGAAGAAATTTCACAAGGCATTCCACTTAACCACTTGACAGATAAGCTGTAATACGTTATACTACTAGTATGACTGAGAAAACAATTGAATCATATCTTGAATTATTAACTGGGTTTGACGGTAATGAAACCTTCAC